CCTTTGAACACCAGCCATGTTTATTTTCTTACCATTCAAAACCCAGTCAAACACTTTGTCACAAGGTAATATCTCGTATGTTGGAAATTGATTTACATAAAAGTTGGCTAATCCAACAATCAACCAACGACGATAATTACCCTTTTCATCAGGTATATCTACGTACAATCCGACTGGGAACTCTGCATTGTACCTCTCTCCAAAGAACTGAGGATAGTAATCCACGTTCATTTTCTGAGAAGGCATAAGTTGTATGTGATGAGTAACAACATCCTTACTAAAAGTTTGTTGTGAACTCGTCCTAACTTTTACTGAAATTCCAATCTTTTTCGGATCGCAATCTGGGTGTAAATCTTTTAACTGTTGTTTATAATCATCATGCCAATAATCGTACAGATAACACGTTTTCGTATTCAAATCATTGAACCAAGTATTCTGCATAATGACATCGGATTGATATTTAACCATCTCTCCAACAGTATTGCCACCCAACATTTTTTTATATACATCAAGAGAGGGCATTATTAGTCCTCCTTGATATTCAACACTGCACTGCCCGCATCTAAGATAGCTTTGCGGTATTTCGACCAACTGAACTTCTCAGACTGATATTCCAGATATGCAGCATTAAGCAACGACATTACTTTTACAAACTCTTGTGGATGACCAAGTAGATCATCGAATCCACCAAACATACTCAATATACTTTCGAAAGCAGCACCAACATCGACATTCTCATATTCATGAGCTGTTTTAGTATCAACAGCCAATAACAAAAAGAATATCTGCTTGCGCATCTTATCTTTCGTTTCAGCTATTTGATTATGAGTAAATTCACCGTATTTATACTGCATTATTTTTTACCTCCACTGAGGTAACTATTGAAAGTAAAGTTATGCTCAGAAACAAAATTCTGAGCATCGGTCAGAGCAGAGTCTTTTAAATTTCTCAATTCAGTCAAATGGTTTGCCTGTGAATAAAATTTTTGTTCTGCTCCACCAACAAATTGATTAGTGTTGTCAATCTTATAAACTTGTTGTTTAGCCCATTCGTACACCATATAATTAGCAGCTAGACTAATAACAAAGTCTTTATCAGCATCATCATCAATAGTATTACGAAGTTCAAAAGTAAGTATTTGTGAATCGTCGTTAAGTTTTAATGTTGCAAATTGTTTACGGACATATCCTCCGGCAAGTGCCTTGTGCAATAACTCTTGCATAACTTCCATGTTTTCAAACTGGTCAAGATTGATAAATTTACAATCAGAAACAGTACCACGGAAATTAGAGTATATTTCCTCATAGTAAATAGAGGTCATCTAAACCTCCTAAAGTATTACTGCTCAAACAAGCTTGAGAGCAGATTAAGATCAGTTTCGAAAATGCTATCGAGAGCTTTAATCTTACGAACAGAGTCGAGCATACCACTCTTAACAGCATCAGAAGCAATAGCCTTAAGTGAAGACTTTGCACCCTCTGGAAGAGTTTTGATAGTCTCAGTCATCTCGTATACGTCAAGGTCAAGAATTGCTCTCAACTCCTTAACTGTAAAGCGCTCGTTATAGAATTTGTCCAATTGGTTATTCTCGGCAATGAAGTCTTCGTCTTCAACGATGAAACAAGGATCAAACACAAAAGCAGACTTGTTTCTAACAGCTGCAATTAGGTCTTGATATTCAACCTCAATCTCATCTCCATAACCAAGCCACTCATAGAGTTGCTTTGTTCTAAGTCCCTCCATATAGAGACCGCCTTGAGTTACGGAACGACACATAATCTTGTCGTCTGCCTTAAACTCTCTTTTTACAGGAGCTGTCTGCTCCTTAGTATCAACAACATGTGCTGCTTCAGCAGAAATCTTCTCAACCTTAGCAGTCTTTGTCGTAGTTTTCTTTATATTTGCCATAATAAAATTCTCCTTTTAATCATTGTGGGAGAGAAGAATATTCTCCCCCACATATAAAAATAAGGCTCTTATCAAGCCTTAAGCATCCAAGCACCGAAGTTCTTTGCAACTACAGAAGCTACACCAAATCTTCTCTGTACTTCGTATGACTTAATGTCATCTGTACGTCCGTTTGCAACGCCCTTCTCTGTTACTTCTGTGATCTCTGTGTCACCCTCATCAACGAACTTGATAAATTTGTTATCAACGTTAGGAAGGATGTAAAGCTCATCATCAGCGAAAAGTCTTGTTGTAAGAGACTTGTCTGTGAATCGCTGAGGAACTTCTACAAGAATAGTTCCCTCATAGTCGCCAAGCATACCAGTCTTAGCAACTGACTCTTTCTGAGAAGCAGAAATGTAATTAACATCTGAAAGACCATTAAGCTTCTTAAGAGCTGTCTTTGTGCCGATGATAATTACGTCAGAACCATTTACAGAACCAACGTTCTCAAGAATGTTGTCGAATTTCTCTTTTGTAGCCTGACCAAGAGCACCTGTACCCTTGAATGTATCTACAGGAAGAGCCTTAACAGCCTTCTGAACCTCAGCAAATACTTCCATCTGAATCTTAAGGATGAATGCTTTTGTGATTGCAGCAACCATCTTCTCCCAGTTAGTCTCACCAATGAGGAACTTATTGAGATCTGCTCCGATAGCAACGCCATAACGTGCTGTAGGAATAGAATATCTCTGTCCAGCAGTAAGTCTCTGAAGAATGTGGTCGTGGTGGCTCTCGCCTACCTTTGCAACAACAAGAACTCCGTCATCCTCTGCGTAGAAGTCCTGTCTGTCGCCATAGTTGATAGTCTTCTGCTCAACGAGTGCATTGAACCACTCAGCCTCCTGAAGACCTGTAGCAACTGAAACATCAAGTGTGTCCTCAAGGATGTCATAAAGTGCGCGTCCGTTATCACGGATTGCTCTACGTACAGCCTTTCTATCTCTGATGTCATTAATCTGAAGCACCTGCTTTGAGAACTCACGAATCTTCTCGTTAGCTTCAGCAGATGTAATTTCCTTCTCAGCTTCTGCGTCATACATTGTGTGACCAAGAGCGAGATCTGTCATAAGATTGCTCATTGACTCGTAGTCTGTCTTCATAGCCTCAAATACAGACATTACATGAGCACTAAAATTAATCATTCTAGCCATTATTCGATGTATACTCCTTGTTCAAATTACTTCGCAACAACGTACTTGCCGTTTGCAAATGAAACTGCTTTACCAGTTACGATCTTTCCGTCGAACATATTCTCAGATACAGCGAAAATGTCGCCCTTAACGAGAGCATATCCACGAACTACATCACCAGCAGCGTTGAAGAAAAGTGCGTCATCCTCGAACTCTCTGCCTGTGTATGGGTTAATAGGTGTGTTGTAAAGAAGAAGAGCCTCTGTAGCTGCTGTTACCTCGATGTAGTAACCACCTTCTGCTGCAGGCTCTCTAATTACGCCACTGAACTCAACTGCTGCTGAACCCTCATCGTAGTTGTCAAATGAATTCCATTCACCACGAGTAACAAGCTCACCATTGTCGTGATCCTTAGCGATTGTGATATTGTACTGGTGTGCTCCACCAAATCCTGCAAGGAGCTTTGATGGGAAAACAACGCCATGCTTCTTTGTACTAATAGCAACTGCCATTGTTATGTTTCCTTTCTTGTTAACATAAATAAAACCCCCGATTTATCTCGGAGGTTTGTTTTAAAGTTTTTGTTTTGTAAAGTTTTTAACTTTGAATCTTGAATCGTCCACTTATTAAAGGCAGGACTACTCCTTATTTTACGAACATTGTGCCGTATCTTCCTTTAACACCACTAGCTTTAGCATGAGATGTCATAGGGATAGCTGTGAATGAAGCCTTCTTAGGCTGCTCGATAGCAGCAAACTGTGCAGACTCTTTCTTTGCGTGCTCAAGAAGCATGTTATCGAACTTAGTCTTCAGTTCATTAAGAGTAAGAGGGAAGTAGTTTTCTCTCTTTGCAGCTTCAACAAATTCCTCAGTTTCACGAATCTTCGCATAGTCAGTAGAATTGATAAGCTCAATCTTCTCTGGCTCAGACTCATACTGAGCAAGCTTCTCGATAAGACCTGCATAATTGTTACGCATTTCGTTCAGAATAGCCAATTCTTCATCAGTCACAAACTCTGCATTGATGTGGACTCTGTCACCTTCGAATGCGACTGCGTCTTCATTCTTGGAATAGCCCTGTTTATACAGTGCCTGTTCTTTCTCAGATGAATAGATGAAGTAATTGTCGTATACCTTCTCAATCCAGCACCAATCTTCGTTGTCGCGCTCGTATGCAGTAAGCAACTCATAAAGTGCTCTACGCACATCATCATGCGCAAGCTCAAATGTTTTAGTGAACTGAGTAGCAGAAGGGATTGCCTCTGGCTCATTCTCAGGCTCACTAACAAACTCTGTTGAGTCTGGTTCCGCAACAGGTTCTGTTGCTTCTGGCTCAATAGGCTCTGCGGTTGGCTCTGTAGGCTCAGTAATAGGCTCAGTTTCTGGTTCTACAACAGGTTCTGCGATAGGCTCAACAGAAGTCGTTTCATTTTCAACAACTGGCTCTGTAGGCTCGATAGCTGTATTGTCCATGTTCTGATTATCCATCATTGGTTCCTCCTTCCTTTGAGAATTGGTATTAGTTAACTGGTCAAGTTTGGAATTCATCTCAGCCAGCATTTCTAACAAATTATCATTTGAAAAGATAGCATTGTTCTTGCGTTGAAAGTCTGCGATCTTGATGTTGCTGCCAGCCATGCCAGGCTGTACAGGAGTGCCATCTTCCCATCTACCAAGAATGGTTACACCCATGCAACAAATCTTGTGAAAGACAAGTAATTTCTGTTTTGCATCATAAGAAAGCTCTTTAACAGCAATCTCGATACTTACGGCGCACTCACCTTCACGTTCAAGAATATCTTTAGCAAAAGAGTATTCATCGTAAATATATCCGTCTACTTCAACGTATGTTTTACCCTTCTCTTCATCGTAAGCAAGGTGGGCATTGCAAGATTCTGGCATAACACCAACAGGTCTTTCATCATAAATCAGCTCATTGTCTGTATTGATATGTTGGTCGTGCTTACGGAACTGCCAATTACCATCTTCGTCCTTGTAAAGATAAGCAAGGATAGGACGATTTGAAAAGGATGGGAGAGCATCGGTCATAACATCGTCACCAATGAAGGTTTTATTGTCATTCGCAAGTGTATGACATGCCTGTAAATGTACAGGAGTCAAGCCCTCTTTAGCATCATCAGTCGCTGTATCATAATGACGAACAGCACCACGAACAGATACTATAATTTCATCGTCTTCGCCTTTAGCACAGAAGTGCGTGTTGCGACCACGTTTTGCGTAAAAATTATAAAGGTCTTCAACTGTTAATATCTTTGACATTTGAATCCTTTCTACATAGCAATCACATTGGTGAATGTGAGCTTGGTTTGATCGCACTGTGAGAAATCAAATTTGCCATCATTGATGAACACATGAAATCCGTTAGCGTCTTTTTCTAAATAACTAAAATGGGCTGCTCGTAACTGAGCAGCCACATTGTCATTGCTTGTTTTTATAAAATTCATTTTATAATTATCAATATTCCCAACTAAATTCAGTATCAGACCATGCATCAATAAGTACAATATCATCATTATACTGATTGCTACCAAAAGCGTATTTATCGGTAGTATCACTATTTGTATTAGTTGTTACTGATGCTTTATAAATAGCCTTGTTAGTAGTAACCTGCGTCCAGTTCTCACCATCTGTTGAAGTCCATCCGTTTATAGTGCCGCTTGATGCTCCTATAGTAAATGCCAACTGGTTAGCCGCTGTCTTATAGCCTTTAAGGATTTTCTTTGTACAATTTCCAGCTAAGTATTTAGCTTGTGTCTTGTCATAAACCACAAACCAATAACCTGTGTCTTTCAAGCCGCTTGGTGCTACATAATCAGCACTTGCGCCATAGTTAAGAATAGGAATATTATTTCCTGTGCTTGTTTCTGCAAGTGTTGTGTATTCATTTTGTTCAAATCTTACACAATCATTAGTTGCGCCATACAATTCGGAACTACAAGTATTTCCAATAAACTCACAAACCATTTCTGAATTTGATTTCTTACTACTATCTATTCTTATTGCTAATGATTGGTCTGCATGGATAGTATTATTAACAAGGCTTATCTTCTGACCGGTGACACTATCAGTGGTATTAGCATGGCAGTAATATGCGCCTGTGCCTGTAATATCTCTATTTGTATCATACAAATCAATATCACAATCTTTTACTATAATCTCAGTATCTTGCCATGTACCAAATCCACAACATGCAAAATATCTATTCTTTAGAATACAGTTTTCAACAATATACTTGTGATTAGCACAACTCTCCATGTCACAATGTACACTATATGCCTTGTATGCTACAGTCTCAGAAGTTGGATTCTGTGGATCTGAATGTGTTTGATGAATGGTAAGGTTTTTAACTGTCTTGTTCCCACCACACAAATCAAATACAGAATACATCTTATCTGATAAGCCATTTTGAACTATACAAGCATCTTTATCTACACCCTCATAAGTGATAGCCTTGTTTGATGTTCCAAGTGCATATTCGTCATAAACACCCTCGTGAATACGGATTGTACCGCCATCTTGCACCGCATTTTCTGCGTCTTTGATTGTGTGATATGTGTAATTATCACCAATACCCACTTCAACTAATGAAGTATCTATAGCCGGTGGTGTAATATTATCCTCTACACGTACGCTGGCTTTAGTCTTGTAAACCTCGTTTTTTATGAGTTCTGTATATCCATATCGGCTCACATTATCATGTACTTGCACCCAATTTCTACCATCTTTAGAAAGCCATGTGCAAGACTTTCCAATGCCGCTTTTCCATAACCATGCACCACCTGCGTATGTAAAAGTATCAGCTTGTTTTGTAGTGGCCACAAACGAATATACTTCATCACCAACCGCTATTCCATCTGTATCAACGGCGGATAAACCATGAAGTAACGCATAATATAGGTAAGTAGTTGTATCGTGGCTTGGAAATACAATACCGCTAGGTTCTTCCTTTACAATTTTTAGTCTGCATTTAACAAACATGATTAAGTCTCTCTTTTTAGCTTATTTTTGAAGCCTTACAAACGAATGTTGCCGCCTCTGTAAGTTCATCAAATACAATCCGAATATTACTTAAACTTGGTGCTATTTGGTTAATAGCCACAACTTTACCGCTTTGTGTTTCTGCGTATGGTTCAAGCACTAATTCACTTGCGGAAGTAATACCATACTTTTCTACAAAACCACCAACATAAAATTGAGCAAAAGTTCCACCTTTCGCAACAGTTCTTTTCTTTGATGTAGTTGAATTGTTAAGCGGTAAATACTCTCCGATTAAAGGTGCAAGTGCATTTTGAGTATCAGCTAATTCCTTATTAGTTGGTGCGTATGGTTGCCATACATCGTCAGTGTCGCTTGCTAAACGGAGCATTGGATAGATTACAAAATTGTCTAGCGTTACGTTTGATTGAGTTTGGATAAATACGCGATACGGGCAATCCTCGGCATAATTTAAGAACCTTGATTGGAAATCAATGTCACAATTAATATTCTTATTGGCAGTTATATCTTTGAATGTAATATACACATTTTTCGGCAAACTATTTGAGGAGATAATATACTTGCCTGCTTTAAGAACGTTTTCATGTTCCAAATAAAACGATGTCCAATTCGTTGACGTGCCATTAAGAATAATTGAGCCATCATTATTTACTGTAAACGTCATACCATTAGTAGTATAACTTTTACCTCCATCATACGGATATTTCAATAAATTCTTTGTGCCAAGTTCTCCCTGTGCTTTCCATATATCAGCTATTTCTGCTTTTATTTCGGTGTTGTCGTCAGTAGTATCGTTTATACGCTCATTAAGTTCTCTATTGGTCGGTACATAGGGTTGCCATGTATCATCAGTATCAGATGCTAAACGTATCATTGGCTTGACTACAATATTATCGAACGTAACATCGGTTTGAACACTACTAGGAATGCCAACATAAATTCTTATGTTTAATTCAAGTTTGCCATTCTGTACCGCACTAATTTGCTCGTCAGTAATGGTAAATTCTACCTCTGTCTTACCTTGTTGATTGACTGCGTTGATATAGTATATGTCATTCTCTCTATCATATAGTCTAAATACTATATAAATATACTGTGCATTAGATTGTGTATAATCAACCCCATTAGATAAAATGTATGTGCCCGCTTTCAACCATTTTACATTTTCAACATATTGATATACTTCTCTATGCAAGTATCTGAACCCCGAACCGACAGACGTTCCGCTTATTATAAATTGCCCCAAATTATCAGTATTATCAAGAGTAAAACTTACACCACCTGACACAATGGTTTTTTGCATATTGCTATACGGATATTTTAATAAATTCTTTGCTCCCAAAATGCCTTGAGTCTTATAAATATCATAAGCAACATCGTTTATATCATCAGCGACATCGTTTACACGCTCGTTAAGCTCTCTATTAGTCGGTGTGGGTGGTTGCCACGTAGTATCAGTGTCTTCCGCATAACGTAGCATAGGCCTAATTACGAGACCATCAACTGTCGTATTTGGTTCAACAACAAGTTTCAATTGGAGTCGATCTTTTCCATCAGGAAGAGTATATGCAATTTCAGGATTGTCACAAGTGATAGTGTTCTTTCCTTCATAGTCAGAAATATAAACATTTTTGGGTAAAACGTCTTGTGTAGATAAAAACATCCTTTCATGTATATCAAAGGAACTTGAAGCAATCCAATATATAGCCCATTGTCCATCTGGAACTGTACCATTAAGAGTGATCTCACCATTGACTTCTGTGAAAGTTATACCAGCAGTTGTTTTAGTGTTACCATCACAATATGGGTAGGGCAGTAAATTCTTACTTCCCATTTTGCCCATAATCTTATAAACATCATTAACTTTTTCGCTATATTTATGCCACTCACTCCAAGTATCTCCAACTTGTGTATAAGTACGAAAATACATCTCCCCAGTAGTGCCATCGATGGCAACTTGTCCAATACATGATTTATATCCAATTGGCACTACTACAAAATCGTGAATATTATTAGGAAGATTCTCGACTGCAGCAGTTACACAATATCTTGCTGATAAATTTCGTAAACCATTTGCATCTCCCTTTGGCATTCTTGCAAATAATATTCTGTTATCTACTGCATTATCAACATAAGACTTGCTAACCAATTTGTTTTCGGCACTAGCATCAGAAGATATACGTTCAGTCAATTGTCTATTGGTCATGGCATATGGAACCCAAGTCAAATCCGTTTCCAAATCACTACAAATTAATGGATATGCAGTAGTATCTATCTCAGTTCCAGTTTGAACATTGCTAATCTGAAGAATTGCATAAAAATAACTAGTACCTGCTGCAACAGCATCAAGCATTTCTTGGGTGATGTTTATCTTCTCACGCTTATTAGCATATACGCGCCCTACAGCATAATATAGACGACTATTAAAATTAGTAAGACGAAGCTCTAAATGTAGCTGGTCTTGTGTATTGTTTCCATTACAAGTCATAGCAATAATATAATCACCAGCATACTGGAAATACTGATTGCCAAGTTTAATATATGAATAATTTAATCCACTCTCAAATGTCCCTGCCACATAAACAGAACCATCATCATTACTAACCCAGTTTATACCATTTCTAACAATAGCTTTTTCTTCATAAGGATAAACACATAAATTCTTTACCCCAGTTGAACCAATATGTTTATTGGTCTTTTTTAGATTTTCATGAAGTTCTTGATTAGTTAATTCTGGTGGAATCCAAACATTGACTGGATCTTTTGCATGACGAATCATTGGATAAAGAACAGTATTGAATGTTGCGTTTGGTCCGGCACAAACCTTAATCTGAATTCTATATTCTCCAGATTCTATTTTTTGAGCATCTTCCTCTGAAATGTTAAATTCAATTTCTCCTTCGCGAGTAGTGACATCAAAAATTGAATTATATGGAGTTGCACCTTCACGAAGAAGAAACATAACATATACGTCATCGTTATCTGATTCATGAGAAAGAATGTATGAGCCAGCTCCAAGCTTAAAAGGAACTCCAACAACATCCCATGGACAATATTGAGCTTCTGAATCTGTAGTTTCACCGACAATAGTAATAGCACCATTATTATCTGATGTGAAAGTTACACCAGAAATAGTATTGCTTTGGCAATAATACGGAGCTTTTAAAAGGTTTCTTACTCCAGCATTACCTATGACTTTCCAAATAGGAGTTTCGTCAAAAGAACTACCATCACCTTTCTCTCCTTTAAGAGAACTCAGCCATTCAGTCTCTGTGCCATTAAATCCATTAGCAACGGCTATTTCATAGGCCGATTTTCCGTCAACACCAGATTTGCCATCTTTTCCATCGACTCCATTTCGTCCATGTAAAGACTCGATAAATTCGGCCTTTGTGCCGATAAACCCTTGTTCGACTGCAAGTTGATAAGCAGATAAACCATCACTTCCGTCATGACCAGTATCTCCTTGAAGAGATTTGAGCCATTCAGATTCCGAACCTTCAAAACCATTTTTAACAGCAATCTCATAAGCTGAAAGACCATCATTTCCAATAGTTCCCTCTTTGCCTTGGAGTGAATCGAGATAGTCATCAAGAGTTCCAACAAAGCCCTCTTTAACTGCTAAATCATAAGCTGACAAACCGTCTTTACCATTAGTTACTTGAGGAATGTCGGATTTTTTAGCATATTCACTCAGATCGACATCGCTGCCAATCTTTTTCCAATTGTTGATATCAGTAGTGTCTTCATCGAAAAGCAAATATACTGCCTTTTCGGCTTTAACAGTTACCCTCATGCCAACATAAGGGTATTCAAAAGACTCAGCCTTTGTAAGATCAGCAAGAGTCTCGACAATATCACGAGCATCAAGGGGAGCAGCCATCTGAGGCTCGATATTAGAGGTCAGCAATAATGAACCTTTTTTCCTTGCCATTGTCTATTCTCCTTAATTCCATGTAATTTTTATTGAACGCGCGCCAGCGTTGTAGCCACGATTATCTTTATATGTTACGTAGTTCACTTTATTGCCAGCGGCATCATTATGTATTGTGGTACCTTTAGTAAACTCGCTCTTGCAATCTTCCCACTTGCCACTCATAGTATTGAGGACTTGAATTGCAGTTACATTCCAATTAGCAGGAACGTGGAATTCTTCAGGATTTGCAATAGTTTGAGCTGGGAAATTGAACTGTTTAGTTTTGGCTGATTTGCTAACAAGTTCAAGTTTTGAAACAATATCGATTTTTGATACATTAGCATACAGAGCGTTAACAAACTCATAATTAACTGTATTTGTTTTAATATTTCCAGCTACAAGAGGAGAACTATAATCATTTCCTTTACTATCTTTCGGCTGTTCACCTTTAGCGTACACAACATTGCCTTGGAATGTTTTAGCATTCTCATTGACAGTAACCGTAAACGAATTAGAAGTCTGAGTCTGACTACCAAGTACATAGGCTGTTGCATTACCAGCTCTTTTCCCACTTGTTCCATATGCAGGAGAAATAGAACCATTATCAAATGCAATAGTCATTGTGACTTGGCTAGAAGAACCACTTTCAAGTAAATGAGAACCAGGCGCGCTTAATGTTGCACTTGGATTTATGAAAGTAGGGTAGAGTGTTGGATTTAACAACTCGTCAAGAATTGTTTGAACAGAAGTTCCAGCTTGATATGTCTTACCTTCGGCAATGCCACCAACCGCCACCGATGTAGTTAAATCGGATTCCAGAGTGGTGTTAGGAATATCTTGCTTTTTAGCGTAAGCAGACATATCGATTTCGCTCACATCACCGTCGTTTCCGCGATCCCCTTTTTCTCCCTTAAGAGAAGCAAGGAAATCACGCTCAGTGCCTTGATTACCAGCCTCAAGCCATATTTCATAGGCAGACTTGCCGTCGATTCCGTCACGTCCGTCTTTTCCGTCAGCTCCCGACTCTCCGCATTCTCCCTTGAGTGATTGGAGCCAGAGTTCTTCTGTGCCATAATAGCCATGTACTTTGGCAATTTCATATGCAGAAAGTCCAGCAACACCAGGCTTTCCAGCTGCACCAGTATCACCCTTAAAATCGTTATGATGTCTGGTGACATAATCCTCAACAATAGCCTGAACCTTAGCTGGATCAGTCACTTGGTCTGGATGAGCTTCGATATATGCTCCTACACATTGTGTGATAAGAGTAGGGTCAATTACTGTATGTTTCAGTTCATTGATTAAATCAACAACCTGTTGTAAAAGGTTCTTTTCAGCAACATCTTCCATCTGAGTGTTTGACTGTAAATTAGGATAAACGTACAGTGTAACAAAGTTAGTTGCATAACCATTTGAACCATCAATTTCTACTCGACAATAACCTGAATGAGTAAGAATATCATCAGGGATTTCGCAAGTTCCATCTTCGGAAAGCATTACTGGATAGCCTGTTGTTCCACGAGAGAATACTGCCACCTTAGCAATATCATTCCATGTATCATCATCAAAGGAGAACTTTGCCTTTGTAATATTTCGTCCAACAATCTTAGCTGTATCAACACGAGTCAAGATACTGTTGGCAATATTGAAGAGTAATTCCATCTTCTTTCTCCTTTTCATTCAAAATTAAAAGCGGCTATTCCGTACAGAATAACCGCTGTGTATTATTTATTCCTTGAGCGTTCACCACTCGGTGAGAGTTCTCCAGCATCCTTTTCTGGACGTCCTTCGCCCACCTTCCCTTTTTCTTCGCCCTCATCTCCATTAGAAGTGAAAGAGCTAGAAAGAGGATTTTTCATCAGCTCTGGTAATCCAAGAACCTCAGTTTCAAACTTAAGTTGTGCCATTGTCTGGCGCTCACTGAATCCAAGCAAAGTACCATAAGCAAGCCTATAAGAATAACTATATTGCAGTGATTCTAACAGATTCTTGCGATAGTCTTCCTTGGTAAATATTGTTACTGGTAAATAAGAGGTGTGACAATAATTGGACACCTCAAGCATGAGTTGTAAGTTAGTCCATGCTTCGATCTGACCAAGCACTCCATTAAGTACATAAGCAGATTCAGATTTTAAAGCTGACTTAATCAGTTCGGTATTGTTAACAGCCTTTGTTGCGTTAAGAAGCGCACCGACACCGCCAGCACTACCTAAAATCTGTTGCTGAGAAGTCTCTACACGACCAATATCCTCAGAAACAGAGTCAGAAAAATCAATTGTTTTAAGTTCTTCGCCCGGAATGATACCACTTGAAACGCCCTCTGGGAAAGCAGAATCCTGCAAAATCTTGAAGTAATCGATTGCCATATCTGGGTCGATTTCAAATTCGTTGAGGTTCTTTGCAGCAGAGCGTACCTTGAGTGGCAGATAAATCATTCTATAGAATGAAAGTTCATCTGCTGTAGCCTGTGCATCTACCAAATCATTCAAATTCGCCATCTGAGAGAGATAAGGCAGAAGTGGAGGTATGCAAACATCAGGAGTATCAACACGATGTTTAAGCACCATACTGTATTCAGCAGGTACATGAACATACTTAACATTAGTCTTTTGGTATTCGTTCCACATTGATTGAAGTGGATCCCCAAGCCATTCAATAATCTGTTGTTTCTGGGCATTTCTCCATTTTGACATATCCATAGCAAATCCGAAACACATACCTCCATCTACTTCGTAAACAGAGTCAATCATGCACTCACTAGCATCGATAGGATAGAACATAGCTCCTGTATCATCATGGAAGAAGAGATTATAAGAAACATCTTGAATCCACATATTAAGAAGTGGAGCTGCCATGTTATTCTTAAGAGCCATCAGGTCCAAGTAAGATAATGTATTTTCAAACTGTTTTAAGGATTTGTTAGCATCCATTGGTTTTGAAAAATTGTAGTTTGGGCTAACCATGCGACATTCCAAACAATACATATTTGCATACGCGTTGCACATCTTACTGTAAATTGGAGAACGATAATAAAGATAGCGCGATGCTTTAATCAAATTGTTGCTATTGGAGTAAATATCTCCAGTAAGATAGCCTTTTACAGTCTTCTTGTTTGTTCCTGAAAGAGCTACACTAGCACCATTTTTAGCAACGTCACGTATCTTTTTAATTACTTTATCTTCGGAAGCTGCAGCATATTCAATCTTCCGACGTTTTTCCTGTCTATCAAACTGTTGTTTTATCTGATTTACAGGACGTTTTGGCTGCCCAACATTTTCAACGTGGGCTATTTTTTTGTTAGTAGTGCTGCGTTCATTAGCTGCACCGAAATTTTTATTCTGTGCCATTAAGGTCAGCACCTACCTTTCGTTAATTTTCATCTATTGGTTTACTTAACAGCGCGTGTGCAAGGCGTTTGAAAGTACCATTTCCACCAGCGGCTTCATATCTGTCAAATACATCTTGAACCACCTCTGATTCACCATATGTGAGTGAAGGTTTGTCCTTCAATTGATTGTAAAGGTCGTAAAGCATAGCTCTACCTTGAGCTTTCATATCGTTTTTGCGGTCTTGCTCGATATTATCAAGGGTGTCGTTGATTTTGATCAAAGTGTCTTGTATGGCTTCGATGTCAGCAGTCGCTTTATTCATCTTTGCCTCTACATCTTCACATTGTGCATCTTTGTCATATATCTCTTTGCCACGATTTTTGAAGTATTTGAAAATCTCAATCGCTTCTTTAATGCCATATACAACCAGAATAAATCCACACACAGCTTCAAGTGGTGATTCAAGTAATTTGATTAATGTATTCACTTCATTTGATTCTCCCTAAATATTAAATTAGTGTCCTTTATCTCACAAAGGCACCAGGGCGAATCTGAGCCTTTAATTTTGAAATTAAATCATTAGTTGATGTTTTTGGTTTCAAGTCTTTTGACAAGTCTTGAATCAAGGCCCAACCATACATACAACTAGAATATCTATCCTTACGCATTCCAGATTTTTCCTTAACCTTAATAAGACCGTTGGTCGTTTCGTGATTAAGGTTAATCAATTCATCAATCAAGAATGTGGTTTGAAGATATGGTAATTTGAGTTTGATTTTTTGAGTATCAGATAGTTTAGAATATCCTTTAACTTTCGATAACTTATCTTCAACTAAATTGTCGTTGATAAGAAGATTGATATAACCATTCTGAAATCCAGCTCTAAGAGCGATACACATATCATTATTACTCTTAGAATTAGCTTTGATAGCGTAAATTACTTTAGGTGCACCAAGCACCTTACATCTATCTGATAGGTCGGTGTTATTCATAACATTTAATGCTCCGTATGTTATTCCATATTCTGGATCAAAGCGATCATCCATCAAGAAGTCAAGAACTGCTTGACCGATACCTGCACAGTCAAGTGCGATATAATCACAATCGTATTGATAATAATAACGCATTACCACCAATCCTAGTTCTTCAGTAAGAAGTCCTTCTTGACTATCAATGTAAACAATATTGTCAATGTAATTGTTGGAAGTTGTCGGAATAGCAGAGTGAATCATAATACTAGAACTATCGTTATCATGTTTCTTTGAAGCAAGCAAAGCGACATCGACAGATAATATTCGTAATTCATCATTCTTCTTGTCTGGAACTTTCGTGTTTGTGTCGCGATACAAATCCAAAGATTTTAGAGCATCTGGAATAATTCTTCTCTGATTCAGTACAGCAAAGTTAAACAGAGCATCTTCAGCAGAACCATAGAACAAACCCATACGCTCCATTTGGAATGATATATCAGAGAAAGTTGCCTCAGACATTTCATTCTCGATACCTTGTCGCATTAACAGTCCTTCTTTAACTGACAACATATAAGGCAAGTCACAAACAAAATAATTAAGTCTCGGATCGAGCATATTTGCTGTATAAGACTTAACTTTTTCAAACATCTCAGAAGCAGCGAAATAAGCCGAACTCATGTAAAAAACTTTGTTAGGTTCACCTAAGTGAGCATATTCTGGCTTGTTTAGATAGCCCGGTTGTCTAGGTGCTGCATTCATAGGTACAAGAATTGTATCTATTATCTTCTGTGATACAAGTCGACTTTCATCAATTAGTAAAATATTTGAACGAGCACCACGGCTCCCTTCCCCTGCAACAACAACACGAATATAAGAGCCATTCTTGAAAATGATTCCACAATCGTTAACACCTGTGCTTACTTTACTAATCTCATTACGCAATAAAGCAGACTTGTGCATGAAATCGTCGGTGATTTTCATGACAATTTCTTTTCCCTGCTTAAATGTGTATGAAGCGCATACAATCTTCGTACCCGGATAAAGTATACATCGACACACTGCAAACAAAGCAACGAGGTAGGTCTTTCCCAAACCTCTACACGCAATAAAGTAAAATGCATCGTAAGTCATCATTGCCCAGATAAGTATCTTCTGGAACAATTTTAATTGCACACCTAAAAATTCTTCACAAAATCGTTGGGGATTTGCTCGATAATAAGCACATCTCTCAGCAATAATGCTCATAACTTGGTCAGTGCGACCTTGCTGAATCTCTTGGTCAGTAAGGTTTTTATTCTCTGAACGAGCCATTTAGCCACCTTCAGTACCAAATAGTTGGTCGTAAATAGCATCTGCACCTGAATCATCAGTTACATTAGGCTTCTCAACAGTATACTTAGCAATTTCTTCTTCGTATTCTTTAGTGTAAACATTGGCATTTAAGCCAAGAGCTTTGCAAAGCCAGCCAGTAAACCAAACACGAATATATTTACCGATACCATCAACATCTTTAAACTCTGGAGCTGGCTCTGGAATCGGACGATCCATTTCCCACTTTTCAATAAGCTGTCCAAAAGTTAAGCTATCAGTAGCGGCATTAGAAATATTTTGTCGAGGCTGCAAGTTTGCAGCGTTCATTAATTCATTTAAAGAAGCATCGAGCTTAGTAGTATCTGCGCCAGCTCTTTGTGCTTTCCAAATATCCAAAAGTTTAAAACAAATTCTCACAACATAAGTGAGCTGAGACTTAGAGTCTACTTGTGTTCTTGCACACCAGTCATCATACTGGTCTTGTAAATACAGATAATCTTCATCTGTGAAACCGGAGCCAAAGATTTTAATTATTTCTTCACGAGGTTTACGTTCTTCGTAAGTTTCTCGAATATCATCGTTAGCAAATTTGCTATCTTTCCAACTTTTGCCCCTCCAATTTGGAAGGCTCTTAATCGATGTGATATATGTGGCGAATGGTGAATTTCTATTCTTTTCTTTGGCTTCGTCTAAAGCACCTTTCACACACTGTTCATAAAAATCATCATCGTAAACGCAGTCCATGAACTGTAATACTTTTTGAACACTTTCTCTAGTCTCATTAGGTTGGTCATCGTCATTCTGGCGTTGTTCAACCATCTTGAGAATACATCTCTTACAAACAGGGAATCTTCCTGTCACATATTTATTATCAGAGTAAAAGCCAGTATCAGCCTTTAACCACTCACCACAGCTCGGACATAACAAAATATCATTAGCGAGGATTTTGTTGTAATCAGCAGCAAGCGAAGAGTAGTCTTTTCGCAAAGCCATTACTCCGATCTTGGCAAGTTCTTTGTCCGTCTTCGGAATAATTAACTTTGCCATAAAATATCCTTTTAATCGTATTTTTTGGAGGAAAACCACAGCACCGAAGTGCTGTAGTTTATGAATGAATTAGTTGTCTGTTCTCATACGCCTACCGCAAGGCTGCAAAGAATCATCGCAAAGATGGCAGTATATTTGGTTATGAGAGAACGGGACTGGTAGGATTTGAACCTACGACACCCTGATTAACAGTCAGGTGCTCTAACCAACTGAGCTATAGTCCCAGTTCGTGTTTCACATCCTTAAACAAGCCGCCTCAAATGCGAAGCAAATGAAGCAGCTCGGAAAGGAGGAGGTAAAAAATGAAACAAGAACGAATATATGCAAACGCCTATTCAGACGTTAAGAGCACATTAGTTTAAAACAAATTTATAGCTCTCAGTATAACCATACTCGTCACTGAAGCCATAAATCTTTGCAGCAGCTTTGCTGCCACGCATCAATCTGTCTGAAAAAGGATCTGAACCGACAAGTGAACTCGCCACAAGTAAATCTTGGTCATTAATTCTTTCTCCGGCAGTCTTTTCAAAACCACCATGGAAATGTCCAAGAATCAATGTGTCAACTGGTTGTCCAATCCAAGACATAAAATCCTTATGAGAACCTGCTGTGCCTTGGAACTGATGACCATGCATAGCATAAATGTTCTGATATGGCAGCTCGATATGAACATACTGTTTGCCATCCTCTGCCAATTTAACAGTTACGCGCTCGTTATCACGAAGTAAATCTTTGATATAGTTGCCAATGATATACTCATAGTCTTCTGAAGCAAGCTCTGAAGGCTTTGCATTCAATAATCTAGCTTGAGTATGGTTAGCACTAGGAACGTGATAATAATTGACGTTACAATATGCGGAAATCTGGTTTACGAACTCTGCCAAGAGTCTGCTGATCTCGACAATACAACGTACTATATCTGTGTCGTTTATTCTCAAATCAGATAATCTCAATATCCCTTGGATAGAATCACCAAGTTCAACAATTGAGATTTCAGATAGTTGATGCTCCTGCACAAATGTAATCACATCTCCACACAAACGCTCAAGACGGTTTTTACAAATCTCTCTTGAATACTCATTATGTTCGCTTTTAAATGTTGCTCCATAATGAATGTCTGCAAGTGTAAGAATGTAATGTATTTCATCGTCCACATCATAGTTATCCATAATGGGATGGAATTCTGGAAGTGGAAGAGAAGCACAGGTTTTACCAATATTTTCAAAGAATAATTCCTGTCTAGCTTCTTGGCGATCAATGCGACTTCTTTCAGTCAGCAAAGTCTGAACTTTAATTTTCTCCTTGCGGATTCTTTCAAGTGTTAAATCTGCATTAGAAATATTTTGTTCTCTAGCATATTTCTCACCGAGATATGCTTTGACAAATGGACCTGAGAATGGGGTATGGGTTGCCTTACGCAAACTATCTGGAGTAAATGTTAAGTTGTATTTTTCACAAATTTCACTCCAATCCATATCATTAAGTCCATCACATTTATCGCATACATCTTTCAATGCGTCTTCGTACTGACTTTTTGATGTAAAGCCAGCAAGTTTCAACTTCTCGTCAATGTTCAAGCCGAATTATTCCTTTCAATCCATACTAAAAAGCCATCACGCTTTGCACGTAATGGCTTTTAAATCATGCCCTATAGGCTCTGTTATCAATCTTCAGCGAAAAGTCGCTCGGCATATCTGCGGTTTTTACCATACAGACATCTGAATGTTGGCATGTGGCCAATAGTCTTCATCTTACCATTCTCATCCTTCTGCTTGATAGCGTGACCTTTGCATTCAGGATTTGAACAAATCATGACGTTAGTGTCTGGAACGAGTGTAAGTGCAGCTCCACAAACTCGGCATTTGCCAGCAAATTTCTCACGTTCCTCAGCCTGTTTTTCCTTGTCAACTTTTCTTGTCTTCACCTTGCCAAGTGCCTCAAATGGCTTGTAGCTCAGTGAATTAGTTACCTTTAATACTCTCATTTCATGTTTCTCCTTTTAATCATCGTCCTAGTGGACTTAGTGAATTATGTAAAACCACAATTCCAATACATAAGATGACAAAAGTGATTTTATTAGAATGCGCATGTTTGCTGACTTTCTGCCATTTCTTCAGAGGTTAGGTGTTCCTCTGAAGAAGTGAAACAGGATAAAAATACTTTTGGATTTACTTCATAGAGTGTTTTAAGTAAAATTGAACGATTTTTAGATGTCCGTGAATCCATACGATAAATTTGCCCTTTAACACCTGGTGTAATTGCAAATGCACGATTTAGTAACCATGAATATAATCCAGCATATTTCTTGGAAATGCTCAACTGTCTAATATCTCGTACCATTTCATCAAACTCAGCCTGTAATAAAAAGAACGATTCAGAGCGATACAATAAATTTTCAGGATCATCGATTTCGCCAGCCATAACAAATCCTGTGTATTTTTCAATCCAATCTTCAACACGCTTACAAGTTTTACGATTAACATCTAATTCATGCTGTACGAAGAAATCACTAATCGGACGAGTAGGAGTTTTGCTACGGACCATAGGACTTTGTAATCCACACAAATATCCCATAGGACTATGCAACATGTGATTGATTTTTTTGTAATCAAACCCTGGTCGAATCACGCTCCAGAATGGTGGAAATCCATTTCCTTTAACATTAATATCTTCTTTCAACCGCTTAATCTGTTCGGTTACATCAACTTCGAACACACGTTTGGCGCTATCTATCGCCACCTGAGCCAGCACACTGAGTATACAGACTGCATCATCATATTTGCTTGCGCTAAAATTGTAAGAATACGTCAAGGCAATTTGAGCAAGATTACTACTAGAGCCAATCTCAAGTTGTCGAGAAGCAATATTGTTATCTACCTTGGCAAAATTCTCTAGTGTATTGCTATAAATGTTCTTACCAGCAGGAATGTTATTTACAATTGTAGGATAGTTCTCAACACAATACTTAGCATGAGCGACTACATCAGACTGATTCGTAACATATACTGAGTCAGAATCTTGGTCTGCACCATTGTTGCGGCTTTGCCAGTCAGTACCTATCATGTTTACAGCGATAATCAGCTTTCCAAAATCAAAATATCTTGCAAGGAATGGCTGATAAACATTATGCAAATAGCCAAGATTGTTTCGTCCATTAAAAGGACTTCTAAACTCTGCTAAATATTCTCCATGTGCAAAACGTTCAGTCCAACACTGAATAGCACCATCTTCATGTTGAAACATTGGATCTTCCAAAGCGTCTAATCCTACACTGTGCATCAGCATTCCGTAAGGATTTCCAACGATTACAAGATTGTCAGCATTAGATATTACATGACCGTTCTTGAGATTCCACATATAACCATGAATGATATGTTTTCTTCGTTCTCTGAAATAGTCGCATTGTTCAAATTCATGGTTATGTTCCCACAATGCAACTAGCACTTCGTAGCCATTCACAAAATTGGCATTCTTTCTGAGATAATCAATAAACGTAGGAGTGTCTGTTTTGAGCTTCTGAAGATAATCAAGACTATCACCAACAACATTATTGATTGTGGTTTCGTCCAACGAATTGACCATCTGGTAACTCATACGCTGCACATCGCCCAACTTAGACTCATGAGCAGTCTTCACAACCCCCCACATGCAGTCATTTTCTCTTACTTTTTTGCACCAAAACTCGTAAGAAACGTCAAATTTTAACCATTTTATTGCATTATTTGTCGTAATTAGCTTAATATCTTTCGCAAAATGCTTATTTCCGAACATATCTGTTACTTGAGCTGTTTCATATTCATCACCAAAGTAATCGCGGAAATATCTCTGAATATCAGTTGCAAACGCTGCACATTTGGTAAAATGCTGTCTTAAAAGTACATATCCATTGCCATATTCTGGGAAAATACTGAGGTCAATCAAGGCTTGACCATCAAATAATTCGTTCGTAACCTCGTAATTACTTTTAGGAACAACAATACAATTGCGTTCATCGTCTGTCTCTACGCTTACCACATTGGTTCTGAAACCGGACTTAACGTCTTTTAATATCAAAACATCCTCTGGATCAATCTGTAAATGCCCAACAATCGTACTCGTAACGAGAGAAGAGTAAGCACCAATTTCTACAATCGGTGTATTTTCTTCTGGAAGTTGTATTCCCATGTACAGAAAATCTCTTGCAGCTTCATAAAGTTCTTCACGAATGAACATACATGTTCCTTTTTTGGCTTTGCCCGGAGAGCGATAGAGCATTCTATACTTGATGGTAGTTGTAGACTTGTTATGATTAACGTAAGTAATCTCAAGTCCGTTCACATACTGGTCAATACGAATTGCATCTGCACTCATTTTACAGTAGTTTTCAGCATTATCGATGATTTCAAACTTGACTTTGCGAAGCTTCTCTTTCTTTTCCTCGTCTTCACATTTCTGAAGCAGTTTGTCAATATGTTGCAACTCTTCGGCAAAACTGCGAGTTCCGTATGAGTATTCGACACCAATCACATCTCGTGTTGTTTCTCCAACTACGCTCAGACCATGTTGCCTTAAAAAGTCAAGAAAAAGTGAGTTAGTTAGCATAGCTTTCTTAAAATCGTAAGTTTTACGAAAACCATGACTTACCGCATATATTGATGCGGCTTGAAAATTCAGTATCTTATAGCCGTACTCTGACATCTAATCCCCCTCCTCGAAATTAAAAGTCGCTTGCAGCGTCTATTACATTATTTGCATAAAAAGCATCGAGAGCAGAAGAGCGCTTTGGTGCTCCGACCATATCAAACCTACGCATCTGCTCATAAATTGCATTGTCGATAGCGTCTCTAAATTCGTCGAATTCAGAAATGACTCTGAGTCGAAATGGATTTACGTCTTCTGGGTGTTTGAGCTTATAAGCTCTGGCATATTCGTTGTAGGACTCGTCTAACCATTTGCGACTATCATCAATCAGCGCGCCAATACATGCCTTATAATCACCGCCAGTATAAACAGGTGCGAGCTTCTTAACTTTCTCAAAGGTGTCGTTTACCCATTTCTCTTGGTAAGAAGTTACAAACTTTGAACCGCCATCAATAAGAGCAAGTCTGGCATTATGATCGTCAATCTGTTCTTGGTACTTTACGACCAAAGCTCCAAGCTCTTCAACTCGACTACACAGCATATTGTATTGTTCAACAGATACCTTCAATGCTGTTTCGCATTTCTGGAAGTACGCACGAGCCAGAGCACCACGTTTAGTAGGAGAGTTGGCTGCAATTCTCTTGGCTAACTCTATCGAAATGCGGTAGTCAAAAGTAGGTCTTCCACCAGAAATAATCTTTTCGCCCTGCATGGCGAAAAGGGTATAGTCCTCATTTTCCAAAGTCAAAGGATTGTTTTTAATAGTCTTGTCGCACCATCTCGCATAGTGGGATGGATCGAGCTGAAGCCATTCATACAGGTGCTTTGCCGACACCATACCGTTTTCATCCATCTTCAGAGCAATCTCAATCGGTGTTTGGTTAGCAACTGTATTGTTTTGCTCTGGATAGGCAACTAAATCATTCATTTGATATTCTCCTTTATGCCATATTATCACTACAATGCTCAACGAATGTGTAGATCACAGTATTTAAAGCATTGTAGACTTCATCATTCTCTTCTTTGTTTGCCCAGTCGATCAGCTCCTGCACGAATCCAACCCCATCGCAGTTCGTAGCTCTGGACACAAATGAAAGAATTTCATCTGTATTACCCATTAACCCCTCAATAAGCTCCTTTCTTCTCATAATAGTCTTTTATGCTTAAATTATAATATATATAATCTAAATTATTCAAGTAAAAAATAATACTTGACAAATTAAACGTAATCGATTATTTTATTATATTTATATATTAATATATTAATAATATATATAATTCTTTTCTTTGGTTCTTTCTTTTCTTAAACTCGGTTCTAAATTATTCAACTGGCAAATATAATAAAAAATGCCTTCAAATTTGCCACCTATTTTACACGAACTAATAGCGGCTCATATTTTTTATTGTCCGTTTAGTCCAAGCTCAAATAGGTACGAAATTTTGCGTTTTCAGAGGTAATGCGAAATTGCGCAATCTGACAGGCGTTTTATAGTCCAAAAAGATGCGTTTTACTTGTCCTTATTACATTTTCTTGAGACACTGAATAGTCATAGGTTACTTGGGTAGAGTAGATTGTCAAAATAAGGTTTTCTGAAATCATATCGGAGAAAATACGACCAGTTCTGGGATCGGCTCAATTTTGAGTCGGTCTTTTTATTTTGCGATTTAAGTTGCGAATCGTGGGAATCGGCATGGTTACTGGGGCGGTACGATATGTTACCGATATGAATTTTCGTTAGGAATTTTGGGAATATTTACGATTGAACGACAACTAGATGTGCAAATTATCGTGATGTGTGAATGAAGTAGCTGTGATCCAAAACCGCTCCAGCCCAGGCATTTTCGCGGAAAACACCCCCTCCAGATCCGCTCTTAAAAGAGTACAAATTATGATTTGCAATTTTATGGTGAGAGGGTGTTAGTGAATAGTGTTCCGAGCGACGAACAACTCGGACAAAAACAAAAAAATAAATCATATAAATCCTAGCAACTGACCGAAGTCAGACTAGGTAGAAAAGGGGATTTTCTCATGAACTCAAAACTTAATATGGCACTCTATGGCGAGGTTTCAGCTATGCTGACTACTCTTACTGACGAGCAACTTTTAGGTGTTAAAACCTTTATCGGTACACTTACTAGCTTGCCAACTGTGGAAGTAGCACCTATAACGTCTAACGTTGACGTAGCACCTAAAAAGCTCTCTGCCACACCTAAGAAGTCTGCACCTAGCAAGGTTTCTGACACCAAGGCGGTAGTGCCTACACCTAGCACTTTGACAACTTCATCTGTGTCCGTAGCCGACTTTGCAAGCTACAAGTGCGCTAACTTTGACGCTGACTTGTACTCTAAGACCGCTAGTGCCCTTGGTTGCCTTGGTCAGCATGGTTGCTTTAAGGCTTGCCGTGGTATCGTCTATGCCTGCATGGACGGCAAGGTCACTCTCGAAGTGGCTAAGGTTGCCGTAGCACGCTTTAAGTCCGCTAAGGGTTGGGCATAATGCCCTTGGACTAGTGGGTAGCTGTCCTTTGGGACAGTGGGCGGTTCAATTCCGCCAAGTCCATTCCCTATGGCTCTGCACTCAAGTGTATCCGTAGGTTCAGTGAACATCGGTCACAAGACGGCTCTATGGTTCACTCTGTCAATCGCATATAAGTGGCACTTGGTTCTTATACGGTTTCTGTCCGTCCATGTGTCCATGCTTGCTATGAGTTCAACGTTCGGTTTTACCGCCACGGCTCTCTGCCGTAAAAGGACGACAGTACCCTTGAGAGAGGGGCGCTTGTAGGGGCATATCTTGACGTAGGGTAAAATGACGTACCTACTGTCGAAACGTCTGCGCTAGTCCGAAAAGCCAAGGCGAAGTAGGGTTCGGCAATAAAGCAACGAGGGTAAGATATAGTCTGCCAGCACCGCACGGTGCCTATTAGAATTGCATGGTTCACGCTATGCAACGTGCCAAAAAACACCTTGGCTTGGTGTGTTTAAACATCGGCTCGTTTCAACGAATTCGTTATATTCGGTGCGTATCAATGCTACGCTTTAAAAATACTGACGTTTGCCTATCCGCTATGGGGCTATTTGGTGTCCTCTGACACGGCATGAAATCGTCACTGTCTGGGTTCTGCCTTGGCACTACCTTGGTACACGATTTCCCCTAGCCGATAAGACCACAGAACATTGTGGACGCTCATGACATTAGCTTTGAAATGCGGTATAGGACGACAAAAACCTTAAAGTCAGTAGACGGCTACGGCGGTCGGTCATATTGTGAGATTGATATGAGCTTGTGTTTCTTTGTATCCACAAGGTGGGTATACCTAGCAAAGTGTTAGGCACGAGAGAGCATCAATCGTCCGCAAGACTTGGCGGTAGGTGTGTCAACACTCGGCTCTTTGAGTGTTGACGGTGGTTTACAGAACCACTTAGGACTACGCAACGATGTAAGAGCGCACTGGCAACAGTGAAACTAAGCGAGCGAAATGCACCAACAAGTATCTGTTAAAAACTTCGACGATTTAGCTTTGCTAGGTGTCACAGCCTAGCAGAGCAATCGCCCAATAGGGCATAGAAAATATTACGGCGCCGACCAAAAACGAGCAGAAAGACGAGGTATTAACCATGTTACAGATTAACTTTAACGAGAACATCACAGCAGAGCAGAGAGAGGAACTTGATTGCGCTATAACGTTTGCACAGTGCAATATGGAGCAGACAATCAGACTTTCATCAATCGACAAGCTTGCCAAGAAGATTGAGAATAAATCCGGCAAGTACACAGTTCAGGAAGTAGAAGTATTCAAGGCTCAGAAGTCAGTCCTTGAGAACGAAGTTGCAGAGTGCAAGGTCGAGCTTGAACAGTTGCAGGATGACTACGACGAGGTTCTTAACCACATTGCATCTAAGGTCAACGACGACAAAGACTTCGTAGTTGAGAACGCTACTGAGATTGCAGGCAACTTCCTCAGACTTCTCGGAGCAGCTAACAACCACAAACTAGAGAAAATGGCTCTTGCAAACCTTGGAACCGCTGAAATGTATGATTGTTTCCTCATTTGTCACGACCTCAACGCAACCACCGACAACGGAAGAATGACACTCAACAAAGAACAGAAAGACGCTTACAAGCAGGCAGAACAGCTTGTACAGGGAGCTTTGAGATTGGCTCTGAGCATACCGGAAAACGACTACACAGAGAAGTACAACATCAGCTTCAACAAGACAGATATGCGACTTCTTCACGAAACATTCGTGAAAGGTTTCCGCAACAAGTACGAAGCTATCAAGGATGCTGACGGAAAGGCAACCGCAGATTTCAACTATGCTGGCTATGAAATGAGCTATGCAATCAGTCGCAAAAAGAAAAAGGACAGCGACGAGTACAGCTACAACTTCGAGAAATTCAACGAAGTGGTTGCTAGAATTGCAATCGGCAAGATTGCTAAAAAGGCAGAACAGAACTAAGTAACTAGGCGGTGGAAATGTCACAGTTTCCACCGCTTTTCATAAAATCATAGAAAGGGCAAGAGCAAGGCTCTTGTGGGTAAAACAAAATGAAAAGAATGTATATCGCAAAAAATGACAAGGAAATCAAGTTTGTAAATCTTACAGAAAGCGCACTCGTCGAAGTTCTTCGTGACGGCTACACTGTCAAAGGCATTAACGAAACATTCAAATCTAAAGTTAAGGCTATGGAGTACACCGGAAACGGCAAGAGTGAATTGCTCTACGTTGAAGTTAATCCAGACGGCTCAGCGTTTTGCGTAAAGAATTTAAGGGGCAGTCATCCTACTGCTTATGTAAGATTGGCTGATACAATCTACGAAGACTTGCAGAAAAAGAAACAGTATGACGAGGGAGTTTTTGCAGAAATGGCTCCAAGTGGAAATGTTTGCGTTGATATAAACTACTTCGAGTATGGCTCCCCAATGAAAGATAGCTGTTTACCGGAAGGTGCTTGGATTGGTTGGGACTATGCTCACTGTGGTGATTGGACACAAAATTTTCCTGTTGGTTCTATGGAAGATAAAATGTTTGGTCACTGCGAAGATGAACATAAATATACCACCGAAGAAGTTGCCAACGCAGCTAGAGAAGTCTGCACATCCTGTAGAAACTTCGATGCTTGGTATCCTATTTGGTAAGCGGTGACGGTGCTACATCTGGTCGGTTCGACTCCGACCATCGCTTTTCGCAACAGAAAGTTGCAAAACGAAAGGGGCTTCGCAATGAAACGAATTATCGAAAAAATCAAGCTGCTACGTCAGCAGCGAGCTTACCGCAAAGCTATGAGGTATCAAGCCGAAATTGACGAAATCACAAAGAGAATGTTGGAGGTCAGATATGACTATTGATGAACTGGTTCAGCTAGTAAAACCTGACTATGTGTCGGTCAATAATCCAAAGGAAAAAGGTGTTCCCACCGCAGGAAATACCGAAGTGCTCAAGGCAGAAATCGACTTCGATGAAGTTGACGGAGCAATGATGTATATCACAATTAAGGACTGAGAGGTAGAGAAATGAACAATCCAATATTACTCAACGCTCTGTTTGCGGAATATCAAGCAGAATGTGCCGAAAGAACAATGTTGATTGACGATATGAAAGCAATCAACAGAGTTGCAGAATTATTAAAATACGAACTGCCAAAGGCAGAGGAAGTGAGGTAAGCAATATGATATTCGGAAGAAAAGAGAGTATTCTCCGCAAAGGTTACAACTATAATACTGGAGCTATAGTTGTTGAGCAGAAACGCAATGACGGGAGCATCTTCACAACCGTCTATATTGCCTGTGGCCCGATTATACATGGCAAGGGCAAGAGTTTTGAAGAACTATGCGAAGAATGGAACGTTGAAACAGTGAAAGATATGAGGTGCGTAAAATGAACAGACTGAAAAAAGAACTGAGCAAGGCAGGTATTATATATCCTTGCACCGAAGATGCGTATGAGTCAGAGTCATCCTTTGTAGCGGTAGCAAATGGCTTTATCATAACGTTCCATGATTGCAATGTTTTAAACCCAACATTCACAATCTGGGATAAAAACATGAAGATCGTAGGCGAGCAGAACTATTGCTATGACCATTGGGCAGATAATGGTCAAGGTTGGGAAAGCAGGGGTATTACAGAAACCGAAGATGGCTGTTGGATATTCCCAAGTACAACTCCACCAAAGAGTTACTTCGATTGACAATCAAGGGCAGAACAATCTGCCCTTTTAATATGCATAGCACAAACGAAAGGGGGTGGTTGATATGTTTGAAGCAAGTTGGAGCGACATCATAGCCGCTTACAAAGACTCGGTTGACACCGAAAGCAAATAATTATATTATACATGAATGATTTAGAACGAAAGGGACACCAAAATGGGAACAGAATTTATTGATGTAATCAACGCAAACGCAAAGAACGCTAGAAGAATTGAGCAGAACAGACTTTACCGCAAGAACAGACGCAAGGAAATTGCGCTGAACATAACGAAAACAATCGCTATGATTGCCGGAGCAATCTGCATTTTCTGCTGGATGAACGTAAATGCAGATGAAATATTCGCAAAGACAAGATGGGCTGACATTCAGCTCTGGGATGCGACTGTGGTCAACGAAAATGCAACTTGTTTCCGCACTATTGACGGACACTACTGGACAATCGAAGAACCTATGCTTGACGAAGACGGAAACGCAATGTTTGAACAGGGACAGGCTGTAAACATCGAGTTTGACGGATGTAACACCAAAGATAGAACAGACGACGTAATCCTTGGTATCAAAGCAGGAAAGGTGGATGTGTATTGATGGTAGCTGAAAAGAGAAAGGTTCATTGGATATTGAGCGTTGAGCACAGCGAACACATGAAAGAGTTCTGCATTAGAAATAACATCAAGTGGTTCAGAACAGAATACTGGGAAAGCCGCTACTTTGAAGTTACAGGAACGCAGGAAGAAATCAATGCGGTTCAAGACGAGATTGATATTCTATTTGGAGAGAGGTGACGAGAAATATTATGTGGGAAGTAATTAGAACAGTTAAGCGCAATAACAAGCGAATGACAAAGCTGAACGGTATTAGCAATGGTATTCGTTTGAGAGAGCAGATTGAGAACTATGTAATAGCAACTGCTAGAGAGCTGAAAGTCAGATTGACAGAAAAAGAAATCCGTAAGGCTGTTGCAGAAATAATGATTTCAATGGAGGCATGAGCATGAGTAGTGAAATTGGTTTCAAGGCCGACTTCGGCAGCGTATCACTTGCCGATAAAATGAGAATTATATCTGCAACTTACCACAAATTAAACGACGCAGATAGCATAGATGATCTACGCAAGCTCAAATTGACTTTGGCTGAGTTTGATATATGCCGAGTAATTTTTCCAGAGGTTAGTAAGATAGGTGGGGTTGCTAAAACATGTAGTACAGAGGTGGCAAACTTTTTCAAGAGAAATGGCTACTCTGTAGAGTTAAAGGACGTAAATTATATAATCACAATCTAGGGAGGACGCGATGAAAAGACTGAAGCTAAGTGATACAACATTCGACGAGTTCTGGGCTTATGCTACAAAGCCTTGTTGTTTTCCGGCTACAAGCAAAGCGTGGAGATATATAAACAAGACACAGTGCAAAATCATATATGACGAAATGGCGAAACACGGACTGAGATGTGAAGGGAGAGCATTGAGAACTTTCTACAAAGGTGAAGTTATCAGCTACATATCTGCTGGATGGCATCTTGACCATGAGCCGACACGAGAAGAACTTGCCAATAATATGTTTCACGAAGTTTGGTGCAAGACAGAGTGGGCAGTACGTTGTGGTAGACATCCACAGGAGCTTGGATATGAGTCAGTAAAATGTGACTTCGGATTGAAAGTCATTGAAAAGCTAAAGGAGGCAGCATAATGGAAAGGTTTTATTTTACATTTGGTAGTAGTGAGGATTATCCCTATGACAGAGAGTCTTATGTTGTAGTTGAGGCTGAAAATTACTTATCAGCTCAGAGAATATTTCAGGCGGTTCATCCAAATCCCAAAGATAAAGATACTGTTAATTGTGCTGACACTTATACAGAGAAAGCATGGAAAGAATACGCATCTAAGAACTACAAAGGACAGGAGCCTGCTGAAGTAATTTCTGTATTCGTTGGTTATAAGCACTCAGATAGACCAAATTATGATAGATGTTCTGAGCTGATGACCAATGCAATTCATGCCATGTTTGATACAGATGCCGAAAGTGCTAAAGAGTGGTGCGAAGAACAGGATATGACTGAAAGCGAACTGAGATATACAGGAGCTGACGCTAGAATAGACGAATTAGAAAGTGAGGCAAGCGCATGAGTAGCGTAGATTTTACAGTATTATGTAGTGCGACATATAAAGGACATTTGGATTTGCCGAAAAATGTAAACGCAAAGGACAGGAAAGCTGTCCTTGCGTACATTCATGAAAATTTGGGTGAAGTTCCAGCCACAGACATGACGTGGCTTAATGACGCAGAGCCATGTGAGGCAGTAACCGAAGAAGATATTATTAGCATAACGGAGGATTGAAAAATGGGAATGTGTTACACAGTAAATATAACGTTGAAGTACAAACTGGCATATGAAAGTACAGTAAAGATGCTTATAAATGTTGCGACTGACACATATCACAACGGACTTCCAGAGAATACGAGTATAGCAGATATGCTCCGCTTAATGTTTCCTAAAATTCATGGCAAGAGAACAGATAAGAACGGAATTGTCACATTAACTGGTGATGCTGATTTCGATGCAAGTTATGGTTGGGATAGCTGCATGACAGAGTGGTTTGAAGGCATAGCATCAATGTTGCTTGATGGTTCGGAGCTTGAAATTTTCCCAGATAACGGATATGAAAAACTCTATGTCGAAAACGGAGATTTATACAGAGTTGACATGGAGTATGCTAACTGGCATCGCATCTTGTTCAGCTACAACGGAATTATGTACGGTTTAGATGTAGCAGATGCAACCATAGATGATCCTGAAGACCTTGAAAAGAAACTCAATTTACAGATGGAATACATCGAGGACAACGGAGAAGATGTCTGGGATAAGATTGGAGTGGTTTCTGACAAGGAAGATAAAATTAAAATATTCGGATGTTATGAGATAGACAATCCTGCTTTAGCATCGCAGTATCAGCCAGTAAAAATCACACAGGAGAATAATGCAGCATGAGAACATTTAAGGCAAGAGATGATAAGAATGTAACACTTGTACCACAGAGCCGTTGGATAAAGATAAGAAGAAAATATGTAACACGCAAACATTCATTGGCTGAATACGCTGATTTTGCCGGAACAGAAGATGATGGTAGAGGTTTACTGAACTACTTCTACTTTCGTGGCAAGGCATATGCAATCGGTCAGTTCATGAGTTTGAGTTATCCTGTATTTTTCGAGGACGAAAATGGAAACCTCAGTTTCCTATGCGGTCATGATTGTACCGATTACAGTCAAAACTGTTTGATGATAGAAATGGATGATTGTTGCGAAGCGGTTCGATTGTTCATTGAAAAAAGGGAGGAAGTAGCATGAAGAAAGTATTATTTTTTGAAGGTGCCGGAATGGATGGCGAAGAGTTTGGCGATATAAATAACTGCCGTATTAGAACTGCATTTAGAAATTTAGATGGAAAGGCAATCTACTTAGAGTTAATGTCTGGCTGTGAGTACGAAAAAAAGCTAATTACAAAAGGAAAACATAAGGGAGAAAGTAAGTATGTAAAGCTCCCAGATGATTATATGATAGTTGATTTTTGCCACTATATTACAGAGGACGATGTCGTCGATGATTGCAACAATTCCAGATTAGATTGCGAACGTAAAAGACATCACGTTCTTTGGAAAAAGGCAGATGTACTCCAGTTCATCAATTCAGAATTGCATTGTGATTTTGATGATTTAATCGCACTTCCTTGGCTCTCAGGTTACTACGTTCATTCTGATTGCAAAAAACCGCAGACGAGCTTAGATAGATATAATCTCATGGAAGACTATGCACCGAAGTATGATCCTGCACTGATAAAGGCAAGACGCAAAGTGTATTATGAAACAGCAAAGGAATATTACGCTGAAATCTATAAGCGTCATGCGACACCAAGAACAGCTTATTTGATGGGAAGTGCTTTAACTTATGGAGCGCATAGCTTAGTTGAAATTGGCGATGATTATATGATTCTTAGGTCACACACTTATGCAGAGTTGATAGATGATGATGAAAGAGTACACAAATTTCCTGTTGTGATTGAAGAAAGAGAGGTATGTTAATGAGTTGTTTATATGAAGGCGCTGACGATGGACGCATAGGACTTGGTGCAAATCCAATTTATGATATGGATAGTGTATGTCATGGATTTACATTCAGATATTTGATGGATGTATGTACCGCAAGTGAAGACA